CGTCATCTATCATCGGTACCTCACGCATGCGTACCAGCCATTACGACCACGTACCACCGATTGCTCGACGATTGGCCGCTGGCCGTAATAGCAGCAGTTGCGAAGAGCCTGCGCTGCTGAGCTCGAGCTAAAGCCGACGCCTTCAAAGCGATACGACCCGCCACGGTGTGCCATGCGCCCCTGCGCCGCGCTTGTGCTAGCGCTCTGGTGAGCGCTCTGGCCGATCATCAGTCCTGCAATTAACGTCAAAATCACGGATCACCCCTCGCACCCAGTCCTGTACCATCAGCTGGTCGCCCACGCGGACGACACAATTCTGCCTGATGGCATCTCTCATGCGCTGTATTTCGCGCTCGAGTTTTAGTATGCGCTGCTGCGCCTCCAGCAACCTATCAGCCTCGTCACTGGTCATATGTAGCCCTCAGCATCTGGAGGCATTTGATCGCCTTGTCGATATCCTGCACGCCATTTTTCAGCGTATGACGCCAGACGTATTTGGCCGCATTGCCAGCAAGGTATGCTCGGTATCCGAGAACACCGAGTCCTGCCAGTTGCGCCCGAGCGCAATCGACATCAGAGCCATCACGCGGATCATAATGAGCCGGGTTGATCGGATCCATACCCCATCCTCCTAAGCACACGCCTCAGGCGTTGTACTGCGTTGCGCCAGTTTCTTGAGACTGCTGCTCGCACCTGCCCTAAGTCCTGAGCAGCAGACGCAAACGACTGATCACTCAGCCATGCTTGCACTGCATACCGTTCATGTGGCAGACAAAATAGCAGAGCCTTGCGCACGTCCGTGGCGACTACCATTGAGTCCTCAGCAGATCCGATGATGTCCTCATATGGAGCAGCTAGATCGTAGTCGCCGATCGTGCCCACTCGCATCGTTTTGCGCCGCTCGATCTGGCGCTTGACGTGATGTGCGCGCTCACGCCTGACGATCTGGTATACCCATGTCGAAAACGCACCACGGGCAGGGTCGTAGGAGTCCATGTGTCCGAGTATCCATGCGATCATCGATTGTGTCCAGTCCTCAGGATCTAGGTCTACAGGCTGGAATCGTCGCGCGGCTGCGTAAACCAAACGTAACTGGTCGTCAGTCATAACACTCTCGGCAGTATGGTCGTAGATGTCCAGTGCCATTGGGCTGGCTGCCACCATACTCCTCGACCTTGGAGTGCGCCCACAAGGGCAGAGATTTTTTATTGCGAGTCATTGCTCGCCTGCAATTGCAACAATCCATGATGATCGCATCCTCAGGCAATTGCAGTACACGACCTGATGCGTCCATGGTGGAAACCACGACTCCGCTATCCTGCATGCGATCACGCACCTCGAGGTATTGCTGACGAGCCAGCAATAGAGCCTTGGCCTCAGTCGCATCGATGCGCTCGATGCCACGGCGACCCTCCTGCGGGACAGTACTCGATGGTCGTGTCGCTCTGACAGATACGCGGATCTGATCATCAGGATGTGTCGCCATCGCTAATACCCCATCAGATCAGCGAGATCAGAGCCCAGAGCGTGACGGACAGCAGCTCGATGTTCTCGTAGCGCATGTCGTATCTCCTCAGCCACGCGCAGCACCTCGAGCGCCGCCTCCACCTCATAAGGGTCGCAACTCACGTAGTGCATGATTCCTCCTCCTCAGTATCCTCACCACCGATCGCCCAGGTACTTGACAAATGCTCAGGCCAGAACAGAATCCGTTCTTCTGCCTTAGCTGAGCGGTTGAGCTGGCTACTCAACTCGCGCGCAACCTCCTCCGTGAGATTGCTAATGATCGCCCATTGCTTGCCACGATGCTCGACCATGACTTGCCATAATGGGCGCATAGAACAGATCCTGCAAACAAAAACGGTGACCATGGATGACAGTTCAGCGGCAGCATGCCCGCGGATTGCCTCGCTACAACGAGTAGCAAGGCCCATGGTCACCGTTGGCTCATGTAGTCTCAATCCTCTCTGGTATCAAAATCATCTGCTCGACGTATTGCAGGCAATTTAAAAAATCGCACACTTTCGATCGATCCACTTTATTTCGATCCATTTTCCACAGTGTCCATTCTACAAGGTACTTATCGTAAATTAGTTGCCTAAATTCATAGTACATTCCAGTGTTGTCTTCGATCACCAACTCCTCGTCATTAAACTTGACGGCATACACTCCAAAAGACTTGTGAACTTTCCAACCTTCGTCAGTGTCATCCCGTTCGATCATGTCAACCGGGAAAATAATTCTGGCCGACTTCCGCCTGTTACATGTAACACAAGCCGCAACAAGGTTACAAGAATTGTCGCTCCCGCCCTTTGAGCGCGGAATTACGTGATCGACTTCAAGGTTTTCCGATCCTGGCCGTGAGCCGCAGTATCGGCATGTAAAGTTGTCTCGATAAAGGATCTTGAACTTATCGCCACACTCAATCCCCATAAAGATCCTCCCGCTCCATCTCAGCGTCGCCGTTGGTCTCGCGCCAACATGTGCGGCAAAGACCATCGGCAATCATGACTCGCTGAGCGCCGCACTGGGCGCAGGAGTCCTTGTGGTCAATCCATGGGTCTGTCATCTATTCTCTCCATATTCAAAACGAGCGCCTCGAGCTTCACGATAAGCGTTTCTTGTATTTATTACCTGTCCGCGTTTTATTGGAACTTCAAGCTCTAAGCAATTGTTTGAAAAACATGATTTTAAACTGTTATTATCAAATGCACTGCTGTTTGAATTCCATCCAATTAAATCTTTTGATACATTATCTTGAATTACTAAACTTATTGGATCGTCAGACGTTTCTGCATCATCATCTATAAACACAAAGTTTTTATTCATTTTTGGATAAAAACGCATAAAATTTTTCCATAGACCTGAACTATGTCTAATTATCCCAAAATAATTAACTGTATCAGGATTTGGAATATTTCCTAGAATAACAAATCCACCTTCATCAATATCATAAGAATTTGTAAAATATGGCATTGGGCAATAATAGTCTAAAAAATCTTCTGCCAAATTTGCCCATTCTTCAAAATCACTATTTCCTTTAACCTCAATGTATAATTTAGAATCTGGAAGATAGAAGTCTGGCAAATACATGATTTTTTTATCATTATACATTTCCTTTTCATAACCTTCTGGCTCATACTGCCATTTAATTTCTAAAGCATCAAAGAAAACAGCCCATCGAGCTTCAAGCCTACTTCTAAACCTGTAGCCCTTGTATGTGGTTTGAATTGCTGAAATAGACATTTATACCCCTTTGCAAACTCGTAACATCTCACGCCCGAGCCTCGATGCTCGGCTAGTACCCGGCACAGTTGGCACTGTGTTTCTGTACGCGTGAGAGCGATGAGTGACTGGGTACTCATCGCACCCCGGAAGCCTCAGCGCTGAGACGCTGCCAGTCCTCGGGGCATTTCGATGTGCGTGCCGGATCGAGGTGGACCACGTCCGGCATCAGACTCCTCCGTGAGTCTCTGTCCTCGTAAGCACAAGGTCAGAACGGCATGTCCACTGCCGTGAGCGTCAGCCATGACGCTGTCTCTGGTATATAGCAGTTGATCTCGCTCGGCGAGGTGCCGGAGACCACTAGCTGACGGATAGCTGAGACCTGCATCTCGCGCGTCTCTGGATCTTGGCCGATCTGCACAAACGCAAAACACGATTGGCGCTTGTAGTCTGCTGCGGTGACGACCGGCACCTTGGCGACTGGAGCAGCCGGTGGCGCAACCGCTGGTCGTCGAGGAGCACTATGCCCGAGCTCGTTTGTCGGCGCTGGCGCAGTACGCGGCCCAGGAGTAAACGCTGGTGCCTGCGCTGACGTGACGTTGGCCAGCGGTATCGCTGGATCCTCGATCGGGATTGCTCGCATTACTCGTGTTCGACTACCGCTCTTGTTAAAGTCAACGAAGATCTTAAAGCACTTCCCGATCAAAGTATCAGCGTCAAACTCCTCCCCAGCCGCAAACGCTCGCCCCAGCATCGAGCGCATAAGTACACCGAGACCGTTCTGCGACTTCAGGACGCACGGCGTGAATGCAGTGCCTCGCTGTCCCTTACGTGGCCCGAGCAATACCTCGTACTCCCACGCAAGCGATGAGCCCCAATCAGGGTGTAGCTCACTCGGTGGCAGTGTCTTTACCTCGATTAACCTCGAGCTGTACTCGCCCGCAGGCAAGTCTTCGCGTACATCACTCTGCGCAACCAATTTCATGTCAAACTCCAGCTATCGTGTAACGGTGAATATCACCTCTCGTACCCGTACCCGTCCGACGCAGGACACCTGCATCGACCATCCTCGCTAGGTGGCTCTCGATTGTCTGCCGGGTTCGCCCCATGGCAGTAGCGATCTCGTAATGCGACATCGGCTCACCGACTGCCAGCATGTGCGTGATCGCTGTATGGA